GAAGCAGAGAGTTGGAAGATTGCAGTCGAAGCGGCGATCAAGGCGTCCGCCGACCTCAGTTCCGCCGACCTCAGTTCCGCCGACCTCCGTTCCGCCGACCTCAGTTCCGCCAACCTCCGTTCCGCCGACCTCCGTTCCGCCGACCTCCGTTCCGCCGACCTCCGTTCCGCCGACCTCCGTTCCGCCGACCTCAGTTACGCCGACCTCAGTTCCGCCGACCTCCGTTCCGCCGACCTCAGTTACGCCGACCTCAGTTACGCCGACCTCAGTTCCGCCAACCTCAGTTCCGCCAACCTCCGTTCCGCCCACCTCCGTTCCGCCGACCTCCGTTCCGCCGACCTCCGTTCCGCCGACCTCAATGACATCCGTAACGATTTCTGGTCCGTGCTTCTCTTTGCACACCGGGAGATCAAAGCACTCCGGATGGCTATCGTTGACGGCAAGATAAACGGCTCTGTCTACGCCGGTGATTGTGCGTGTCTCGTTGGCACCATTGCCAAGGCTCGCAAATGCGCCGTAGACAGCCTTGAAGGAAACTTGCGCCCGAACTCCAGCCGACCGGCAGAGCGCTTCTTTATGGGCATCAAGCCCGGAGATACGCCGGATAATAACCCGGTATCAAAGATCGTTCTTGAATGGCTCGATACGTTCGTCGCTCAAACCAAGTAACCAGCACCAACCATGAACATCACAGATCGCATCATGAACGCCATCATCTTCGGAGGCAACAGCAGTTTCGATGATGAGGGCAATCTCCAGCCCATCGTGCATCCGCTCTCAAAATCCAAATGTGCCTGCGGCGATTACGTCCGCGAAAAAGACCGCATAGAGCATCTTGCGACCGGCCACGGCCAGTTTGCACACCTTCCGCTTCCGTCAGACGAAGAGATCAACGCTATGTATGCAGTCGCCCAAACGGAATCAGCGGCTTTCCGCACAGCACACTCATGAAGAATAAGTTTGAAGGCTATTGCTATGTGTGCGGTGAAGTCGTTGAAGAGGAAAAGGGCATGGCTGTCCAGTTGCCTCGCAAGCCAGGAGACTCCGGCTGGGGCGCAACGAAGTGGGCGGTGCGGCACGAGCATTGCAAGCCACCTGTTGAGCAAACAAACGTAAACACAACGAACCAATGAAAACAACCATCACACGCAGTTTCAGCAAGACAAAGCAGCTCGGTGCTTATGAGCCGGTCAATTCGTTTTGCAGCATCTCTCAGGAGTTCGATGACACGGAGCCGGTGAACATCACCGTGCATCTTATGGAGCTTGACCGCCAGTGCCGCGAAGAAGTCGAGAAGACGATCAAATCTGAAATATCGAAACACGCCGTCGAGGTCGAAGCGGTAACCAAAAACATAACATTCTAAAAACATGAATTATCCCAAGAAAGAGAACATTGGTGGCGAGTGGGTGAAAGGCAGTGAAGTGCAGTCAGGTACGCGGTGTAAGCTCGCAAGCGAGACGAAGCCGATGCCGAGCCAGTTCCAAAACAAAGACGGTTCAGTCAAGATGCAGGACGTAGCGAAGATCCTTTTTAGCGGCGACGCCGAGCCAAAGAATATCAGCCTCAATCGGGCGACCATCAATGGCCTCGTTGACGCTTACGGCGAAGACTCGACGGCATGGCAGGGACACGTCCTCGTTCTTGAAACCGAGAAGGTGCGCGTCGCCGGTAAAGCGGTGACGGCCATCTACCTCGTGCCGGATGGCTACGAGCGCGTGGATGATGACAACGGATACACCGTGATCGTCAAGATAGGTTCAAAGGTCGCAGCGCCGGAAGAACTGCCGAGCATTGACCATGACGGCGACGGCTTCTAAACGAACACCAAACACAACATGACATTCGAAGCCAAAGTGGGAGACAAGGTAAGGCTTAGAAAGGGCGAGTATGAGCATCAACGAACCAAATGGAAGGACAGCATTGGAACGATCACGAGAATTGATTCTGATGGTTGGATGTAGGTCGAGAGTGGAGGCTATACGAACGCCTATAAGTACAACCATCTTGAACTCATTGAGCCAAAGACGTCGTATCACGCCGAGCTTGATCGCCGAGCGACTATAGATATGTTCAAGGATGTCTGGGGGTGGAACTTAGGCCCCACAACAACGGAACTCCTTGCTCAGATGGCCGGATACCAATACAAACCCCAACAAACAATCACAATGAAAATCACCAACGCATTCAAAAAGTTCCTCTCAGCAGACCTCCAAGCCGCAGTCAAAGCGGGATACCGCGACGACGGTTTGAATCTTACCCCGGCAGGACAGAACGCCGCTATCGAGGCATTGCTCGACGCAACCCCAGCGGCGCAGACGGCATTCACCGCATCAGCGAACGAGATCGTCGCAGAGCAGTCAAAGTAAAGCTAACCAGTCGCAAGGCACGCTCCGACACATAAGCGCGGGGCAAGAACCGGGTCACCGTTTATGGCGTGCCTTCCCGATAAGAGTTCGGTGAGGACTGGCGAGAATGTTACCTCGCCAGTCCTCCGGGTTAGAGTCTAGCGAAAGAGGAGCATTAGCTCATGGATAGTCACCGTATAGACAAAAGCCACGAACACCACCAGAACAGCAACTTCAATAACGAACAACTTGATGCGACCAAACATAACAACCTTTTCCGGGCAAGCCATGCGTTCAGCTTTTCCTAAAGATGGTGTTTCAAAGTTTGTTTATTGGGTGCTTTCCTCCAATATCCTCGTAAGTCGTTGACATCAAAAGACCTACATCCGTACGCTAAAAACTCACTAACTAACGATTCCAATTTAGCCATGCAACAAGACACATCATTCTTCGCTTACAAGGTCGCTACACAGAACCTTGGAGCCAAACAGAAAACAGTCCTCGACGCCCTGCGCTACTTCCCGAATGTGACGAACGCCGAGCTTGGACAGCATCTCGGCTGGCCCGTGAACCGTGTCACGCCGCGCGTTTTAGAGATACGCAAGATGGGCTTGATCCTTGACGCTGGGAAGCGCACTTGCAAAGTCACCGGCAGCACTGCTCATTCATGGAAAGCTAAACATCCGGTGCTACCGGAGGCGTTCCCGCAAACCCCAAAGGCCGAACCAAATCAATCATCACTATTCGCATGAAGCAAAAGAAAGGCAAAGTGACCATCAAGCGATTCCTCCGCAAGACGGCTGCCGGCAAACACGCGTGGTACGAAGCGGAAATTACCGATGAGAACGGGACGGCAACCGTTGAGATCAGGAAGCAGATTTCAAGCGATCTACGGAGCCAATAGCACCCTTGCTTTGGCATCAGAGACGTTGTTCAAGCCACGCGCGATAACGTACGAGCAGCCGATCAAGGATGCCCACTGTGCCAAGACAACATGACTCGGAACCATGCCAAAGGCGATAGAGAAGCCTGAGACTATCCCGATCATCACCTCAACCATTCCATACCAACGCTGATTCCTCTGCTTGAATCTATGGGCCACGAATCCCATTGTCGCTATGAACAATCCGATGATGAATTGGCTAAGATGAGCGCCCAGGACTCGCGCCATCGCAGCATAGATCGCGGGCATGTGTGGCGATATTTTATGAATAGAGAGAGTGACTAGACCGCCAGCAGTCGCTTTCAGGATGAGATCAGCGATATGCCTCACATACTTCTTGCGCCGATCCACCGACCATGTTCTCCAAAAACGAATATCCATACTTTCTCCATGAAACGCCAAATCAACATCAGCATCGAGTGCGCTGAGGAGCGCCACGACGATTGCGATACGTCCGTCCTACCGACTGAGCATGACGGAAAATACAAGCCCTGTGACTGTGTTTGTCACAGTCGGTTTATTACGAGCCGGGGAATGCAGATCAGTCATAAGAAACACTAACGCACCACCCCATTGAAGGAATCGGAAATACAGAGGACGATCCTCGATTACCTAACCCTCAAACGGATTTTTCATTACCGGAACAACAGCGGCGCGTTCGTAATGCCGGAAACGGCGACCCATAGTCGCAGGTTCTTCCGTGCCGGCGTGGTTGGAGCGCCTGACATCGTGTGTGTTGTAAAAGGGCAGTTCGTCGGCATTGAGGTCAAAGCACCAAAAGGACGCCAGAACGACAACCAGAAGGAGTTCCAGCGCCAGCTAGAAGCTGCGGGAGGGCTTTATATACTGGCGTATTCGCTGGAAGATGTTCTGTCGCGCTTTTGAGATTTGGAGTTCGCGATCCGCCGCGCCCAAGACGGATGCATGGATATTGTTATAGTTATTTCGAAAAGGCAGAAACTCACCCGTATTGCCGTATTCCTCTGTTGCATCCGTCCACAGTTTAAATATTGTTAGGAGCATCGGACTTCGCCCGATGAACAAGCGGTCGCGCATCACAGCCAAAGCGTCAAGGTGTGCTGTGTGAAGCTCTTTCTCTTCGTCACCACTTCGCACTGCTCCAGGCGCTTGAAGACGAATGATCGTTCCGTACGATCGGGTCAGAATAGCTAGGAGTTCGCGGTATTCTTGTTTCTTATTATCGAGTGTCCATTGCTCGCGTTGCCACGATTTCGTAAGATATTGACCGATAGCGATGCCGAGTAGCGGGCCAATCGCCGCCCAACATGCCAGCACGAGCGTTATATGTGGATGCGGATCAGGCGGTTGCATATCTCTCCGTCTTTGGTATTGGTTTGCGCTGCAATTGTACCCGCGATCTTATTGAGGATGCTCGGCGCGGAACTTCGCCACATTGCGACGATTCCAACAACGCTTGGGCCACCACGGACGCTTCGCAGGGTTGAGTGCCATGCGCACCAGCTTGTCATTCACCACGTTGAACCGTTTAGCAAAGGTCACATCGTCAATGTTCAACTTTTCAAAATTAGTGACAGCGGAATCCCATTCGCCAAGTATGTCGGCCTCTGCAAGCTCATAAGCAATGAAGATGCGATCACGCAGCACCCGGAATGCTTCAACCTTGATGACCTCCAGCTCTTTCACCATATCTTCGTTGTAGAGGGATGTCCCTTCCATCCTGTCTACTCGAATGATCGCCATATACGCGGTGGTCACGGCGCTCAAGACATCTTGATAATCCTGATAACGCTTATCCCGTAGCCACTGTTCATGCTGCCACGACCGGGTGAAGAGATGGCCGACGAGGATTCCAGCGACTCCCACGCCTGCCACGACGAGTGCAGTTGTGCTCGGTTGCATACATTCTCCCTGTGCATTGACAGTTTCGAGGGTAATTGTACGATTAGATCATCCCCTCATGACTCACCAGCGTTTCAAGGCCGCACTCCGTGTGCATTTCATTATTCTCATCACCTGCCTTGAGATTGCCGCAGCCATCCAGATCGTGAGGGGAATCCTCGCGAAATAACCACCCATCCCAATGAGCCGCAAATACGACCGACAAATGAAGATTAACCAGCAAGTCGCGGACATCCTCCAGGACCCGCAGACATTTCTATACCTCGCTGGGAAGATCATCCGACGCAAACCAAAGTACCTGCCGTGGTTTATCTGGAAAGCGGCACTCTCGCTCGTGCTTACCCCGTTCGCTAAGAAACCTATGCGCATACCAAATGCCCCCGAAACAACTGCCTAACCTCGTCCTAGAGCTTGCGGACACGAACATTCCATGCGACCCGTGCAAACTGCCGTGCATTGACCGGCATTACGTTGTCGCCCAGCCCACGGATTACAACAAACGGACGAAGACCATGAAGAAGGGAGCAAAGATGTTGCTCTTCACTGTGAAGGCGAAAGACTTCAAGAAGATGGGGAAAGCCGTCATCGAAGACGCGAAAAGCTATCAATTCAAGAGCTAATGGCACGACCATCCACATTCACCACAGAGCTAGGAGATCAGATTTGTTTACGAATATCCGAGGGTGAGAGCTTACGGACGATATGCGGAGAAGAAGAAATGCCAGCGGCATCAACGGTCTTCCTTTGGCTCATTGACGAAGTTGATCCGGCCAAGAAGCTGTTTTCAGAGCATTACGCGCGCGCACGGGCATCACAAGCTGAACTGATGTTCGATGAACTCCTAGAGATCGCCGACGACAGCACTGACGATCACATGGTTGTGAAGTTGAACGGCCACGATCAGGTCGTTGAGAATCGCGAGTTCACTACCCGCTCCCGCCTCCGCGTTGATACTCGAAAATGGTATCTCTCCAAGGTTCTGCCGAAGAAATTCGGCGATAAGCTCGACCTTACAAGCGACGGTAAAACGCTACCAGCCCCGATCTATGGCGGACTAAGCACCGACGCAAATGCAACAAGCACTACCCCTCCAAGCGAAGCCGTTTAGTTTCTCCAATACGACCGCGACCAAAAAGGTATTCGCCCTTCGTAAGCGAATCCGCGCGGTTGCCGGTGGAACCTCAGCATCGAAGACCATATCCATCCTGATATGGCTTATTGACTATTGCCAAACGAACCGGGGCAAGACCGCATCGGTTGTTTCTGAGTCGTATCCGCACCTCGAAAAAGGAGCGATGCTCGACTTTGAAGGCATCATGAAGGATCGCGGCTATTGGAACGATGATCGCTGGAACCAGACCAAGCACACCTACACGTTCGAGACAGGATGCAGGCTTGAGTTCTATGCGCCGGACACCTATGGCAAAGCACACGGCCCACGCCGCGATGTTCTCTTCATCAACGAGGCCAACAACCTTGATTACAAGATCGCTGACCAGCTCATCATCCGTACCCGCGAGATCGTGTGGATGGATTGGAACCCGACGAATGAGTTTTGGTTCTACACGGAGATGCAAGGACGGCGCGATGACATTGACTTCATCACGCTCACTTACCTCGACAACGAAGCGTTGGGCCAAACGACGATCAACGAGATCGAATCCCACAAGAATAACAAGTCGTGGTGGCCGGTCTATGGATTAGGACAGCTCGGCGAAGTTGAAGGGAAAATCTACAAGGACTGGCAGATCATTGATGCCATCCCGCACGAAGCACGGTTAGAACGCTACGGCCTCGACTTCGGCTATTCAAACGATCCAAGCTCGCTCGTTGCGATCTACCGCTATAACGGCGGCTACATTGTTGATGAAATCCTCTATGCAAAGCGCATGAGCAACAAGCAGATCGCCGACACGTTGCTCAATCTCCCGCGTGCGTTGGTTATCGCCGATTCTGCCGAGCCAAAATCCATTGACGAGATCAAGGGATATGGCTTGAACATCATCGGCGCTCAAAAGGGCAAAGATTCGGTCAACAACGGCATCCAGCTTGTCCAGGCGCAAGCAGTATCAGTTACCAGCCGGTCGCTCAACATCATCAAGGAATATCGCAACTACCTGTGGATCATTGACCGAGACGGCAAGGTGACGAATGTACCGGAGCACGAATACAGCCATTCGATGGATGCGATCCGGTATGCCATCGTATCGCTCACGCACACGGTTTCATTCGTGCCAGCACCGACGACGGGGCTTGTAAAGCCGTTTCCGGGGATGACGGCTTAGGGTATTATCGGACAACCGGCCCCCAGCATCAGATTTAGCTTTGAAAATCATCATCGAGGAGAAGTCATGGTTTTTAGGCAATCCCTTACCGTTTTTGTGTGCGCATTTATGAGCATTTCGACTATCCATGCGCAAAAGAACAGCGCACTCAACAAAGTGCTCAACGCCGAAAACCTGACACCGGTACCAGCCGGAAACCCAGACTATAAGCCTGGCACTCTTGTTGTTTTCAGGAGTGGTGCAAGTCCTGACCCTAATTTTCTAGACAAGGCGATTGCAAACATGACTGCGCAACCCGCGCAGCTAACGATTACTGGCTTCACCATGAAGACCGATAATGAGTTTTCACTTGCGGCGACGCTATTCGGCGTTCCGGTAAAACCCTCGGTTTCACACGGAACAACGTTGACGACGGACCCAATGCAGCTACAGGGATGGGAGCTATCACCGGAAGCACTCGCAGCAATCACCGATCCTAATTCGCCGACGTTCAAGAAGGCCGAAGACCTTTGGAATAACAAGCTCGGCTGGAAGAACTGGAAACTATACGTCATCAAAGCTGTCTACACCACATCGCACGTCAAGGTCTCATCGTCAAACTCAACTGGCATCAGTTTCGGTGACAATAACTGCGACAAGAGCAAAACGACCGATAGTGCGTCTGACACCAAGAACAAAAACGCGAGTACGCCTTCAACCAATACAGCCGGTCAACAAGGGAAAAACACAAAGACCAATTCGTCGGATTCAAACCCCATCGCGAGTGACGTCAATGCTGTTGGCACTCAGACAACGAGCATCATCAACGCGGTCGATGGCAAGAGCGGTTCGGGATCAGGTGCTTCCGGCAACAGCTCAGGCACCAAGGGTGGAAGTTCAAGTAGTACGAGTCCCCTGATCGCCAACATCTTCAAAGATATTGCTCCGAGCATCAGTGTCTGCCCATCATCAAGCAGCAATGTACAAATCGACACTACTTCACCTTTTCCGGTTGCGATGATCGTGGAAGAGATCAGCTTCGAAAGGGATTTCGTACGAATGAACCTGCTTCCGAAACCCGTGAACAAGTGGTAAGGGATATGGGGATTCGCGCATTCGCGTGTGTCTCCTTCCCTGACTTATCCCCACCCTCATAGCTCTTGCGCTCTCCCGTGTGGCAATCATACTCAGCGTATACCCATGGTTGAACCGCTCACCATAGACCAAATCGCCAAGAACCAAGTCGCTGACTTGTATTGGCGCATGAGGCGTCACCCGCAATGGACGCTCAATTACGAACTCTATCGCGATACCGTCATCATCAACCGGCTCACGCAACGGCAGTCCGTGAACGTACCGTACATGAAGAAGACGCTCAAAACGTATCTCACGCAGACCAATTGGCCGGTAGACATCGAGTTCGAGGATAAGGGCAACGACCAGAAGGCCGAGCTTTTCTTGAACGCCTACTGGACTGAGGTCGCCGACCGCGACCGCCTCGACATCCTTGAGGAAGTTGATCGCAAACAGGAATGGCTTTATGGCCGTTCATTCATGAAGATCAATATTCTCGACGGCTGGTTACATCTTGAGGTTATTGACCCCCAGGACGTATTGCTTGACCGCTATATGAATCCGTGGGACTTGCAATCAGGCCGCAGGATTTCTCATATCGGCATCTATCGCTCCATCTCAGAGATCGAATTGAATCCGCTTTACGACAAAGCCGCAATCAACGAACTCCGTACATTCTTTGCCACCAAAGCAGGACTCATCATTGCCGGACAGAACGCGCAGATCGTCGCAGACCGCGCACAGCGAATGCTCGATATGGGCGTTCCTGATGTCCAGAATCCCATCGTTGGCGAAACGTATGTTGAATTGAACGAGATTCAACAAAAGGTATGGGATGAGGATAACCAGAAGGACGTGGTTATGGTGATCGTCACAGCAAATGCAAATCAGATCATCATGCAGAAGCCGCTTGATGAAATCCTTGGTATCAACATGTTGAGCTGGGCAAGCTGGGCAGGTGATACCGAACGCACCGATTGTTGGAGCGACGGCGGCGCTGACTCCGTTCGCGGCTTGAACCTTGTCGCGAATGCCCGTTGGAGCCAGAAAGTTGAGAACGGCCAGCTCGCGAACTACGGTATGCAGTTCTATGACTCGACAGCGAAAGAAGGCTGGGTACCCGTTGGGTATGACCCAGCACCGTTCGGCTTTTACCCGTTGCCGGGACCGCCGAAAGACGTTCTCCAGACTGTCACTATCGCGCCGATGGCGGACGTGTTCAACGAAATGGATTGGATTGACGGCGAGATTCAAGGCGTCACTGGCGCGACGGCAGTTGAGTCCGGTGATCCCGACCCGAATGCTGGCGGCGCACAGCAAACCGCCCAGGAGATTCAGATACTCGCAGCCAAGGCCAAGGAACGCGCACAGAATGTATCTAAATACCACAAACGCTATTGGCAGGACATCGGCGAAATATCGTGTGCAATCGTCATGGCTAACGGCAAGACGATGACCCAACCGAAGCTTTATAAGAAATCGCAAAAGGGAAAGTATTACGGCAAGACCATTGACCTCGCACAGACGTATTCCAAAGAAGGCTACAAGGTGAAGGTTGGCTCAAAGGCTGACAAGGAATCAAACAGCCTCGACATGATCCAGAAGTTGAACGTCGCCCAGGCGCAGTTCCCGAACAATATCCCGCTCAACAAGATCGCAAAACAGAAGACGCTCGATTGGCTTGGCCTTACGCCGGAAGAGACAAACGAGGTTATGGAGTTTGAAGATCAGAACCCAGCGCCAGCATTGCCGCCGAACCCTTCTGGTATGCCCCCCAATGGCGCTATAAAGCCCGCTATGCCGTCTTTACCGACACCGAGTCCTATCCCTCAACCCATTGCCGCATAACCCATGATTGACCAAATTCTCCAAAAACTAGGACTCACGAGCATTGACGACCTCACGCCAGCCGAACGTGCGACGTGGCAACAATGGACGGCAATCCTTGGCAAGCGTGACGTGACGATTGAAGACCTCAAGAAGATTCTGCCGGTTGAGATCGCACGGGCCGAAGCCGAACTCCTGAAGTACGACAACTCACCGCAGAAAGATCTTTTCCAAAAGGCATACATCACCGCTCTCACCACGATCACGAAGATCGTTGTCACCCCGGAGCAGGAACGCGAGTCATTGAAAGCCATGCTGAAACAAAAGTATGGACTTGAATAAAGGTCGCTAACCATTCACAACACATACATGGACATCACAAAGGAACAGACTCTCATTTGCCCAAACTGCCAAGCAAAGCTACAGGTCAGCGAACAGGCCGTCTTGATAGAGGCGACAGAGCCAATACCAGCAGCCGCAGATTCGACCGCGTAGTTATCCCCACCTTGCCTACTATCGAATAGGCACGCAGAATAAAACTAATGCCTAACGTCTAAACGACACGGCACAAAAAACAAATGCCCGATCCAAACCTCACACCAGAGACGGATACAGTGCCTCCGGTCACAACACCGGAACAGCCGATAGTTGAGCCGGTTGTGGTCAAGCCCGAAGATACCGTTGATTTCTGGAAACAGAAATTCTCAGATTCTTCCCGGGAGGCCCAATTGCTTGCCGAAGCCGAAAGGGTTCGCCAAGCTGCTCAACAGGAACAGACAAAAGAACCAACCGATTCGGAGCTACGGACAGCATTCCCGTTATGGGAGGCTATGAGTGATACCGAAAAGGAGTTGGCACGGCGCACACTCGGCGCGGAACGAGCTGCGGGAAATGCTTCGCGCTTGTCACAAGCGATACAAGACGAACGGGCATGGAATACGAGCATTGAACTCGTCATTACCTCCGATCCTGCCTTACAAGGTAAAGAACAAGCATTCAGGCAGTTCGCATCGAAGCCGCAGTACAAGAATGTCCCTATGGACGTTTTAGTCGGAGCCTTCCTCCAAAAAAACGGTAGCGCACCAGCGCCCACGACGACGCCAAAGCCAGGTCTTGAACCCGGCAGCGGTGGTCCACGACAGGCACCGAAGCCTACATCTCTCACCGCCGATCAGCTCGCAGCACTTCGCACGTCGGACTACAAAGCCTACGTCGAGTACATCACTAAGCACCCGATTGATCTTGAGATATAGGGCATAGCGACGGTTGGGGTTATAACAACACAAAATCCCCATGCCATCCCCATTTGCTACCAAGTTGGCTGAAGCATTTTCAGCCAAAGTGATGAAGGAAATGTATGCGAACAGCGTATACGACCTCATCACAAACCGCGATTACGAAGGCGACATCAACGCCGTAGGCTCCATTGTGAACATCCTCAACATCCAGAGGATTTCAGAACAGGTCTACACCGGCGCAAACTTGTCTCCGGCATCGCTTCAGGAGATCAACGGGCAGCTCAAACTTTCCATCTGGAAATCCTTCTACTGGAAAGAAAACACGATTGACAAGTGGAAGTCCTACATCAAGGAACCTCGCCCGGTCGTCGTGCAACAGCTCGCCCTTGAGCGCAAGAAAAACGTTGACGCGTATGTTCTTGGCTTTTACACCTATCTCGCCGCAGGTAACCGCGTTGGAACTGATTACACGACCGGCACCGTCTCAATTGACGTGAACGGCAATGTAACCGGCTCTGGCACCACGTTCACCGCCGCGATGGTCGGTAAAGGCTTCAAGGCTACCGGTAACTCGAAGTGGTATCGTGTCGCTTCATACGCATCAGCTACGTCCATCGTGGTGCAGCTCGATGTCTATGACGACCCGACCACAACGTATGACGGCGGCGTAATCACTGGCGCGACCTACACGCTCCAGGCGAATACTGCCATCGCCATCACGAAGAACAACATCATGCAGGAGATCATCGCGTTAGGCGTCATCTTGGACAACCAAGAAGTCCCTGAAACGGATCGCTTCCTCATCTTGCATCCGACGATTGCCCAGTACATTCCGCAAGGAACTGGTATCGCATTGAACGTACCGGCGGCTTACCAAGATTTGATTGTCAAAGGGTTCATGACCGAACTCTTGGGCTTCATGATTATCAAGTCACCGCGCGTTCTCGGCGATAACGTCAACGGCTATCACTGCATCGCAGCGAACCGCAACTGGCTCACGTTCGCAGACAAGGTTTTGGAAGCAGGAATCGAAGAAGACCAGATTGGTAACTTCGGTGTCGCTTTCAAAGACCTCTACGTCTACGGCGCGAAAGTTACGGACAACCGTTTGAAGTTCGCAGCAGAATTCTACTGCACAGGCTAGTCAAACCGTGAAGGGGTCGTCTTGTGAACGGCCCCTTCGCTACATTCAAAGGTCGCTACAAATCAAATCTTTCTCTCATGGCACGCACAAAATCAATCAACTTCCCGAACACTGAAACCGAGCTTTCGACATTGTTCGACAAGCTGCAACGTTCGACCGTCCAAGAGCTTCTGCTCTCAGGCGCACTTGCGATCCACGGCGCATCCTCGCCGCTTGCGAAGACCGCGAACACGATCTACTTCATGGTAGACGGACAGGTGTACTCGAAAGCAGCATCCGATATGGCCGCACTTTCTGGCACTGTTGCGAACGCGACGTTCAACGTCTTCGTGTTCTCCGTAAACTCGGCAGGAACGCTTACGACCCAGATGGGAACCGGAGCTACAACGCTCGGCGGAGTCGTCTTCCCGACTGTAGCAGACGGCAACATCACCATCGGCTTCGTCATCATCAACCCAACCGGCACCGGCTCATTCGTTGGAGGTACTACGAACCTCGACGATGGAACCGTTGTCCCAGGCGCGGTGTACGTCAACACCCTTGGCGACTTCTTCCCGTTCTTCCAGAATCTCTAACCGTTTGGTTTCTGCCTCGCAATAACGCGGGGCGGGAACCAGACCCTACCCAATGAAGAAACAAAAGAAAGATTGGATGCAAGATGCCGTCGGCAAACCCGGCTCCCTGCGATCCACACTCAACATAAAGAAGAACAAGACCATACCACTCGCAACACTCAAAGCCGCCGCCAATAAGCCCGGTAAAGAGGGCCAGCGAGCGCGTCTCGCTCTTGTCTTCCGCAAATCAAAATAATGAACCTCAACACACGAACCCCAATTCAATATTCTCCAATCGGCCGTGCGGTGAAGAAGTTCTTGCACACAAAGGTGGGAGCGTTCATCGGCTTCACTCTCGGCTTGCAAGGCTTCAACCAGATTCAGGCCATCGTCACCCGCAGTAACGGCAAGGTTGAAATCCTCCGTTCCTATAACTCGCGCACCGACGTTGGAGCCGCGCTCACATCAACACTCATGTCAGGCACCACGCTTGGAAGCCTCACATCGCCGGCAGCGCCCAAGTATCTCGCTGTGTCATCGAGCACGCTCACCCCGGCTCACACCGACACAACGCTCACCGGAGAACTCAGCACGAACGGCTTCACCCGTGCCGCAGCGACCGCAGGAGGCTACACGGCCCCGGCGTCTCTCGACGCTGGCGCATCGTTCACGCAGAGCCATACCTTCACCGCGACCGGCACGCAGACCGTGGCATCAGCCGCGCTCTTCGATGCCGCAACCGGAGGCAATCTCTTCGTTGAAGGCAACCTCGCAACATCCGCATCCCTCAACTCTGGCGACACGCTTCAAGTCGTCTGGACGGTCAACAACTAGAACTCAATGGCAATCGCCTACGACGCATCGGCATACGGCAATGACGGTGGAGGACTCACGACTTCGATTTCGTGGTCGCACACCTGCACCGGCAGTAACCTCATCCTTATCGTAGGCACCGTTTCAGGCTCGAATGGAAACGTATCAGGCGTAACCTACAACGGCGTTGCCATGACGAAGATCACCGGTTCGAGTGGCTATAGCTCCCAATGCGGTAACACCGTTTTCTGGTATCTCATAAACCCTCCTACCGGATCGCATACGGTCGCAGTCACGCTTGGATCGAGTGACACCATCTCTGGAGTATCGGCCTCATACACGGGCGCGAGTCAGACCAGCCAGCCAGACAGCTACCATGCGAGTTCCAATTCGACCGGTACAACGTATTCCGACAGCACAACGACCGTCGCGAACAATTCCTGGGTTATTGGCTACTTTGTAAATAATCAAGGAACGACGATCAGTGCAGGAAGCGGGACGACCTCACGCGTTTCAGTAAGCGGCGTAGCGTACATCATCGCTAATATGCTCGCTGACTCCAACGGGCCACAAACGCCCGCAGGAAGCGCGACCTTGAATGCTACAGCGGGTGCATCGGGCTATTGGCTCGACAGCGTGATCTCGATTTCGCCGACGGCATCTACGGGGTACACCCGAACGATGTCCGATGCGATCATGAACAGCGCTGGAACGCCACGACTCGCAACCGTGACCCGCACAGCAGGATTCCTTCGCACCGTCAGCGCTTCGATCATGAACGCCGCATCGAGACTCGCGACTCTCACCCGTAGTGGGACATTCACCCGGACCATGGGCGATGCAGTGATGAATAGCGCAGGCTGGGGCGCGATGAATGGCCTCGTTGCATGGTGGAAACTCGGAGAAGGCGGCGGCAGCACAGCATTTGATTCGTCCGGCGGCGGCACAACCGGCACTTGGAACGGCACACCATCAGGAACACTTGGATATTATGCTCCCGGCAAAATAGGAAGCTGGGCCGGAGCGTTCGACGGAAGCACCAATTATGTTGTTTCAACCAAGAATTCAGTCGGCTTAGGAATAACGAATCAAGCCACCTACGCGGTTTGGGCAAATGTAAGCAATTTCACCAATCAGGCGTATCTCATTAGCGATTACGGTACGAATGCGGTTGGCATGACACTCAGAATAGACAACGCAACCACGGCGGAATTCTATGTCTATCCGAACAATTACCGCATTAGCTACACTACCGGTACATTCAATCTGGGGACGTGGTATCACATTGCAGGCGTCATGAACGGCAGCACAATGTACCTCTATGTCAACGGCGTTCAGGTCGGAAGCACATCGCTCGGAAATAATATTGGGAACAGCGCTAACAATCTGACACTCGGTGAGCGTGGCGACCTGATAAGTGGTTCTACTTTTGCCGGCCTCCTTGACGATGTTCGCGTCTACAACCGCGCTCTCAGTTCAGCGGAACTCCTCGCGCTATACACCAGCACATCACCACGGCTTGCGACGGTAGGCAAAGGATTGTTCCGGACGATGAGCGATTCCATCATGAATTCGGTATCACGATTCGTGAGTGTCACGGCAATCCAGTCACTTACCCGAAGAATGGCCGACTCAGTGATGAACTCCGCGTCACGCCTTGCGACCGTGAGCAAGATGTACTCGACGACGCGAACGATAAGTGCTTCAATCATGAACTCAGCATCCCGTCTCGCGACCGTGACAAGTCTCCGTTCGATCCATGCCTATCTCTCGGATTCGATCATGAACGCACGAGGCAGGCTTGCCATCACGAAAGCGTATGTAAATGGCCTGCTCATCCAGTACCTCTCTAAATACAAGACCCAAAGCACGACCTACCAAGACAAGTACGAAAAACAAAACACCGTATTCGACGACAAATATCAATAACATGGAAGGCCAATCACAACCCACCATCTCAATACAGAACGGCCAGCAGCCGAGCGGCGATCACGACTTGTTGATTCAGATTGCAACAAAGATGGATCGTGCCATCTCTGACATCAAGGAGATCAAGGACAACACCACCGCCCGCGTCACCGCTCTTGAAGAAGAAAAGGTCAACTCTGCCGATTTCGAAGAGTTCAAAAAAGCCACGCTCGATATGTTCGAGAAGCAGGGCAAGAAACTTGACCGGGTTTACTCCTACGTCCTCATGGGACTCGGCGCACTTGGTGTGATCGAGTTCGCAATCCAGGTCTATACCAATCTCAAACGATAAAATGCCACGCGTTGTCCCATTTGGAGCGTTCGACGGATTCTCTGACCTTCCAGTCACCGGGACACATTTTTATTCCCAGGGCTTCATCCCATCTCTCTTTGGGTTAGGCACGCAGTATTCAATACTCGACAAGGTGACGAGCGCCGGAATCCCCGGACTCGGATCACCACTGCATTTCACGGTCTTCAACGGCTACCTCGTAGTCCAGGACGACAGCGGCCAGATATGGATGGAGACGACGCGTGGTGCGTACAATTTCACGCTTGTCCGTAATCCGGGCGGCAATGGAGCAGGGTTGATGGCCGACCAGTATGGCAATCTCTTCTATGCCTGCGGAGCAAGCAACAACCAACTCGGCAAATACGACGGTACGACGTGGAACGACACCTTCCAGACCCTCACGAGCGGTCAGCACCCGATGACATGGTACGAAGACCTTGTACTTGTTGTGGACGGCTATAACGTGGATTGTCTTTTCTCAGACGGCACATGGAGCAATACCGCTTTTTCACTGCCGACCCAGATGAACATAACCGCCATCAAGTCGGGGCCAACCGGCATCCTCATAGGCGCGAACTTGAACAATCAAGGTGCGATCATCCTTTGGGACGGCAACGCCCTCCGCTCTAAAGTGCCTTGGAAGTGGACAGCAGGACAAATTCTCGCAATTGATACCTATGGAGAGAATTGGATCGTCAAGACCCAGCGCGAAGCCCTCATCACAAACGGTACGACGATCAGTGAGATGTTCGGCGTATTCGATGACCCGTTATCGTTCAACAACTACGACAATTCCAATGTACTACCTCAGCAGATGGCGCTTGTAAATGATGTTCTTATATTTTGCATAACGTCCCAAAGTGGCAACGTCGCACAGTACGGCAAGATGAAGCCGGGAGTCTATCTCTATTCGCTGTCTCGCAAAGGATGGAGCTACCTACCAGTTGGATCAGGTGCGACGTTCAACGTCCGGGTAAACGCGCTCTATGTGGATACCACCAACAACCGGATTGTCGTTGGATACAGCGCAGGAGGCGTCAATTATGTCTCTGCGTTCATTCCACAGGGACCGACGCGCGCACAGTTCATCTCGGAAGAGCTTGGCTTAGGCAGGATTAAATACCAGCGCACATTTTTTGGCCCAACTGACAAGACGCTAGAAGCGGTGGTCTTGAATCTCGGCATCTTGAATTCGATGACGCAGGCTCAATCACTCAGTTTCAGCGCCTCCGTAAAGGTCTACAACTTCAAGCGGCAGCTCTGGGGCCATGCCGTGACAAGCGGACAGCTTACGAATATGAACCAGTTGCAGGTGGATGCGACGGTCACCGGCACTTACAACGCGCAGGTAGGCGATGAGGTGACGATCCTTGAAGGCAACAACGCGGGAAGCATCGGTCACATCACCGTCATTGCGAACAATGGCGCAAGCAACGAGACGTGGACACTCGACACGACTTTTGCGAATCAGACGGCGGAGGGTATCAACGTCCAGGTCCAGCCGTTCACCCTCGTCAAGCGACAGACATTCACCAACCTTAGCGAACTCAAGAACGTCTTCTTTAGCGTGAACAGCATAAAGGGCAAACAGTTCCTCATCAAAGTTGTCCTCGACGGCATCGAACCAACGCTCAACCTTGAACTCCTCATGTGCTATTGGGTATTCAACGATCTTGGTTACACACAAACATGACGCAAGAAGAATTCGTCGCCGCAAACAAGAGCGGTGCAGTCAGCTTTGAAACGCCGGAATCAGATACCCATGAAGCGGGTGGACTTCCAGCATCAACGGGAATGTCATTGTCTCAATTCTTGCCGCTTCTCATCCAGCTCCAAAGCGTCCAGCAGTTTGTCTCGACTCCGCCGACAAACATCCCGCAGACGTTTCAAGACCAGTTCCAATTTGTCTACGATGGGGCGAATTACTTTCTCTATCTCTATTTCAACAACCAGTGGAACAGCCTGAAACTTGGCAGTAGTGATCTTCCGGGAGACATCAAAACTGCCGGATACAGTACCGCGCCGACCGGATGGCTTCTCTGCGACGGGAGCGCGGTATCGCGTACGACGTATGCCGCGCTCTTCGCGGCGATAGGAACCACATTCGGCAGCGGCAATGGTACGACGACCTTCAATATTCCCGATGGGCGCGGCAAGGTGTTGGCAGGATTCAAAACGAGTGACGCGAACTTTGGCACGCTTGGAACAACGGTCGGCGAAGCAGCGCACGTCCTCACGTCAACCGAGATGCCAGCGCATACCCACACCGTTGGATCGCACACGCAAAGCACTTTCTCCAGCGACATTCTTTGGAACGGTGACGCGGCCCACGGGACGGGTGAAACCTCGACAACGAGCAGCACCGGCGGCGGCGGAGCGCACAACAACATACAGCCATCTCTCACGATAAATTTCTTCATCAAGACCTAGCACTGGACATCAGCCAACAAACCCCTAAACTTAAATCAACACCATGCAATTATCAGAAGCCGAAGCAGCAGTTTGCAGACAGCTTGGCATAGACGTAACCGACGTACTTGCCGGAACAAACACGCTCTTTTCTCAGGCCGACATTGACAGCTACATCAACACCGGCACGAAACGCGCATGGTCTTACAAGCCGTGGACGTTCACCGAAAAGACCTATATGCTCACGATCCAAGCCGGTTTCATCGGGTATATTGACTACCCGAACACCTTCGAGGATGAGAGCGCATTCCGTCTTGAGGTTCCGGCTATTGGCGAGTTCAAAAAGAAGGTCTTCGCCGACTACCAGAAATGGTTTGCGGACTATCCGACCTCTACCGACCGCATCTGGACTGAGCATGAACGCTTCATCTTCATCAACCCGCTTGCCGTCACCGCAGGGCAGGAAGTGGACATCTCCGGCAAGCTCCGCGCCCCGTTCCTTGTAAATTCGACCGACCTGCTTCCGTTTTCACCGACAAGCGACAACCAAGAGAACTCAGGCAACGATGCGATCGTACTGTTTGCCTACGCCGAAGCTCTTGCGAGTGACAAGAAACAGAACACCCCCGGCGCTCGCGATCAAGAGGGCCGCGCCCTCAGCATCTTGGATACTCTTTGGGCACCGATTGGAGAGCTTCGCGCACAGAAGAACTCGCAGAACCGACCATTTTTCAACACACAGAATCTTTTCCCCGATAGGCGCTCGACGCGCTTCGATACAAACATAGGTAATTTCCCATAAACCATGCCCCCAGGAGTAACCACAACACCGACAGCCGCACCACTATCAACGACGACGACCAGCACGCCAGCACCTTCCGTCTCTCTTCCGAATGGCAACACGGGCAATTCGACGGACGGCATCACGCCAAACCAATTTGCGTTGCAACCAGGTGAAAGTGTTGGAGCATATGACACCCGCATCGCGGGGCTTCGCGCAAATGCAGGAGAACCGACCGTTACCGGCGTTCCTACCGACACGCAGAGTGCAGAGGATCAGGTTGCACAGAGTCTTGGCTACAAATCCTATGCGGATGCGCTCACAAACCTCACCGCGACACCCACAGACAGCGAAACGAGTCTCTACAACAGCGCCTATAGCGCCGCAGGGTTGGACCAGCTTCAAAGCCAGATCACCGGACGACAAAATGACCTTGCAACCGCACAGAACAACATCAATGACAATCCTTGGCTTGATGAAGCTGACCGGGTAGGACGTAATAGCACCGTCACGACCCTTGCAAACGCCGACATCAAGAATCTCCAAGACGAATACACCTCAAAGCTTGCAGAGGTGAACGATCTTGTTACGCGTGAGACTGCCGATGGCACAGCGACGACAAATGCGAATAAAGCGAAGCTCGCGGCACTCGAAACCCAAGCAAAGGCGTTGGCGACTCAGGCCGCAGCCACCACGAAGGCCGCAACCGCGGCTCCGAAGACAGTCAAAAGCGCATCCGGCGCGACGTACACATGGAATCCGAACACGAATACGTTCGATCAAGTGCTTCCGGGTAAAGCGTCAACGACAACTGCCGCACCTTCCAAGAACGACATCTCTACGATAGGTTCAACAATGCAGTCGCTTGCCGGATCAGATGGGTTCGTCAGCCCGCAAACGTGGGCTCAGGCGCTCAGTGAATGGACGGCAGCGGGATACAGCACCACATCCTTCGTATCCGAGTTCAAAGGCTACGCGAACACCAAAGACCCAAGTAATAATTACGCCGGACTCTAATGGCTGATCCATTCGCAGGGCTTCTCACAGGCGGTAACCAAGGAACGGCGGCTAAACCCGTCGTTTCTGCCACGCCCCAGCAGAACAGCCCGTTTGCAGGACTCCTCACCGGCAAAGCACCCACTGTAGCGGCTCCGGTTGCCCCTATAACGCCCGTAGCGCCCTTGAAGACCCCAAGCCCGACGATTGCGCCAGTTACGACGATGCCGACCCCTACGACGGCGCCAGCACCAACTCCAAAATTGACACCATTAGTCCCGCTTGCGGCTCCTATGAACTCAGGATCATCAACGCCCACGGCTGAAACCCTTCCGAAGCCTGAAACGCTCCCTCCACCTTCGCTCACCCCGGCTCCGACACTCGAAAAGCCACAATCAGCGTTCGATAACGTCACGGATACCATCGAAAAAGGCATCAACAAGGTCGGTTCTAGCTTCGCTTCGGCGTTCCCATCGCTTACCCAAACGCTTGCCGACCTCCAAACGAACCCCTTGAATCTCGGCAATTCAGTCAAAGCCATCGTCTCCACGCCGTACACGGACGTAAAACAGGCTAGTGATGCCTTCGATACAGCGGTCACGAACCTTGCGACCGGCATCAAGAGCGGCGCACCGGCGTCAGAGGACATCAATAACGGCCTTGAGGCGGCAACATCACTCGCAGGAGGGATGCTCACGCCGATCACGACATGGTTCAACGTCGCAAATAAGATCCCTGTCATTGGCGACATCTCCAAGCTCCTTTTCAACGTTCCATTTGCCGCTTTGGGCGACGTGAGCGGTGATGCTGGCGTGAAAGCGCTCAACATGCTTCCTATTTCTGCCCAGGCGAAGCAAAATCTTGAACCGGGCATCCGCGCGGTTTCAACCCTCGCTGGACAGCTCATTGCCGGGAAATATGTCGCGCCGGATGTCGTTGAAACTCTCACACAGCAGTTCGGCAAGACTGATGCAGACACTATCGTGTCGAAAGCGCAGGAAGTGGCACAAGAAGCAAAGGAGAATCCAAACTCGCCAGCCGCAAAAGCCGTTGAAACCCCAGCAGCGCCGGCAGAAAAGACCGGCCCTGCAACCGAAGTGGCCCCGACCCAAACGCAACCGACCGAACCCATCGAAGAAACTTCCGAAACAAAAATCAGCGGACTCGCCCAGGGCGTCGAAGCGAAGGCAGTCCAAGCTAACCTCACAAGAGGATTCGGCGATCTTCCCGAGTACAAGACAGTGAATTGGAAGGATCAGGCCACAAAAGCCACCGAGCTTGTCTCAAGTGACTATGAAAGAGCCAAGCGGATCGCCATGGGGCAAGAGGCCCCGCCGGTAGGATTATTGCCTGAAAGTTTATTTGTGGCCGTTGAAGACAAAGCTCACGCTGAAAATGACATCGACACGCTCCGCGACCTTGGCACTCAATCGAGCTTGACCGGCGAAGCGTCAAAAATGGGACAGAGAATCGGGTATTTGCAGAATCGCGACCCGGAATCTCCCGTTGAAGCTATCCGCGATGTGCAGACTGCACGCGAGAAAGCGGCCACTGAAAAGCTCGGCAAGGGTGGTGATCTTGAAAAAGCCAAAGGCGACATTGCCGATCAGATCAAGAGCGAGATAAAGAAAGCTTCACCGAAAAAGGAGGATTGGTCATCCTTCGTAAAGAGTATCCAATGCTAAAACATGTTCTGCCTACCCAAAACTGAAAGCGACGCCTTCCTTGCGAAGATAAAGGACGGTTCATTGAACCCGGAGAAGCTATCCGAGATGACAAGCGATGAACGCCGCGAATTCTTCGAGGAGTTCATGAGCAAAGAAAGTGCCAAGCAGACGAATGCTCAATTTGAGAGCAAGCTTCTCTTGAAGAACCAGCAGCAAGGCATCATCAATTGGGCAAAGAAAGTATCAGGCATCAGCCCGGAGGCCCAGCGTGACATCATCGCCCGCGTAAACAAGATGGATGAGGTATTGAATCCGAAGACGCAGGACATGTTCCTCAAAGACCTTGCCGCGCATAAGTTGAACGCAACCGTCACGATGGAAGAAGCAGCACATATCTCCGAGCTTGCGAAGCAATCGGCTGACACCAATGCTGCCCGTGACGCGAATACCAACAACGAGACGATCCTCAACTACGGCAAATCAAAACAGGCGTTCGGAGATTACCTCGACTCGCTCAAACCCGATCCACAGGGCGGTATCAAGAACGCCATCGTCAATGTGCTCAACATTCCGAAATCCGCGCTGACTTCCGTTCTCCATTTTTCGGCAATGGGAGTGCAGGGATGGGGAATGATAAGCACGGGACGCTTTTGGGAAGCCGCAGGAGATCAGTTCAAGTATTTCGCCAATGAAGACAATTACAAGAATGCCCAGGCGATGATTTCTGGACATCCCGACTTTGAGATTGCAAAGACCGCTGGCCTTGGCATCACGAGCATTGACGGCAAGTTGAATGATCGCGAAGAAGCGATCCAATCGAGCCTCATCCAGAAAGGAAGCAAGCTCTTGAGCGAAAAGACCGGCTTACCGGATGTCATCCGCGCATCGTCTCGCGCCTTCACCGGATTCTTGAACTATACGCGCTTCTATCGCTTTGAAGACTTGTTGAACGCCGCGCGTTTGAACGGCGAGGACGTGAGTAAGGGATCACAGGTCACCAAAGACCTTGCGAAAGTCGTCAATGATTTCACCGGCAGGGGAAGTTTGCCATTAGGACTCGACAAGGCGACAGCCGCGCTCAATACGACATTTTTCTCCCCACGCAAAATGATGGCGACGTTCGATATGTTCAATCCAACGACCTACCTTGACCCCAAGACAAGCCCGACAGCCCGTATCGCGGCACTCCGCCAGCTCACGGGAAGTTTGTTGGTCACCGGCTCCGTTCTTGGATTAGCGCGTCTCGCAGGAGCGGGCGTAGACGTGAACCCCGTCAGCACGAACTTCGGAAAGGTGAAACTCGGCAACACGACGTTCGACATGACGGGCGGCAATGCTGCTTATGCGCGGTTGGTTGCACGGCTCATCTCAGGCAAAGAGAAAAGCTCTACCGGGAAGGTCACAAAGCTCGGCGCTCCGATTGTCAGCACATCAAAGACAGGGAAGCCCGTAACGACTCCCTATAACGCACCGACACGGGCAGATGAAGCGTTGAGCTACCTCAGAGATCACTTATCACCAATTGCTAGCACGGTCGCAGATTGGATGGCCGGAACAAATGCTGTGGGCCAGCCAGTGACCGTGAAGTCAGAGCTTTACAACAACCTCACGCCTCTTGTGTTGCAGGATTATATCAACATGTTCAAGAACGACCCGAAGAACACCGCCGCGATCCTGCCATCGCTATCCGCCATCTTCGGAGTTTCGATGGAATCAGATGCTCCCGCACCACCCAAGTCCACGAAGAAGTAGGCAACAAAAAACACCCTCTTGCGAGGGCGTTTTATTAGAACTGTACGTCGGCTCCTGAATTCAATTCGATGATGCTTCCCGGTTGATAGGTTACTGCCGTCGGCTGGCCGGTATATCTCAGCACCATTGTCTCGCCCGGTTGCAATTCGTTCTTTGCGAGGTTCGCATCGCGTCTTCGGCAGGGATCAATTGTCCCGCCTCCAGGCAATTGCACCATTCCATCCGACCCGACGCCGGTACAACTAAGAACGCTGTGTTCATTTCCCGATGCGTCCTTGACTGCCGGAGCATAAACGAACCCTTCGCCGTAGACAGGGCCATCCGTTATTCCGGCGAGTGTGCCGTCCACATCGAGATTGGTTACGCGCACCGCAACGTCCGACGTATTGTTGATCGTCACATATCCATCACCAGTGCTTGTTGCTTGAAACGTTACTGAGATCGTCGTTGTAGCGACCGGCGCGTCAGCCGATCCAACGTTGTTTTCATCATTCATGGTTGGTGGTGTAAAGGTTTGTATCGGAGGAATGTAGGTACTCGTTGCCGCGATTACAGTGCTCGATTGCAATTGTGCCAATTCTGATTCGAGGAGATTCACTTCTGCTGTCAAAGCCTTTATCACGGCGAGGACTGCTAGTTGGTGATTCATATTTTTATAAAGTTGGTTTCGACCTTTATCCCATCACCCTAGCACTTCCTTGGAATACCGCAAGCCAGTTATCCCCATGATGGCGGCTGGACAATATCCGGGAATCTCTCACACTTGAGGTAATGGAACCAAAGAATCTCGGAGCAATCGAACGACCCAAAGACGAACGCGACATCCAACTCGCCTCAGTTCCAGCGTTCGGACCAATCCCAGCCTCATACATTCCCGACATGTCGTGGCTCACGAGAAACTATCAAGGTGATACCCCGGCGTGCGGCGCTCACGCGGCTTCACACTTCCAGGCGATCCTTGAGCATGAACTCACGCCCGGATCAGTGCCACGCTATACCCCTCGCTTTTCATGGATCAGGATAAAGACGTTTGACGGCTACCCGCTTTCGGCGGGTACGGATATGCGCTCCATCTTCAAGTCCCTCACAACTGATGGAGCGGATGACTTCGAGCCGCTGGAAAATGACGTAACGCTTCCGCTTGCGACCTACTCCGAAGTGAGCGCGATCACTCCAGAGATGACAGCGAATGCCGCTACCAAGACGATCAATTCGTATGCATTCGGCGCGACCGACTTCGCTTCGCTCTGCCAGTACATCAATCAGTACAAAGCCGTATTGCTTCTCATCAAGTGCGACGATGGCTTTTGGGGAACATCAACACCGACGTTTACGACCCCAACCTATGGACACTTCGTTTGCGCTTACGGCTATGACGCCGACAGCATCCGTATCATTGATTCGGCAGACCCGAACAATGCTTATGCACTCAAAACGATTCATGCACAGTTTGTAACGCCGACATTCTTCCTCGAATCAGGCACAGCGATTGATCTTCCGCCAGCCGTGAAGCAAGCTCTCATATCATCAACGACCACGCCACTTGTCCCGAGTGTTCAACAGGCACTCACGAGCGGCCAGCTCAATCTTGCGGAGCAGATTCTCAACGACATCGAGGCGGCTCTTACCCTGATAAAGCAAGAAGTCTAAAGGTCGAAACCAAGACATCATAAAAATGAATATCTCAAAGACGAATTGGACGCTTATCGTTACCGTCGTCATCGCAATCGGCAACGCGATTGTCCCGTTCATGTCAGCAGGAATCGGCGCGATCATAACAACGATCTTGCTTGCCGTAGCTGGCATTTTCCACGTCTCAGACGTGAACAACGCAGTTGCCGCCGCAAAAGCACCGACTGTCTAACGACCGGCCATCCTCGCAGACCTCACCTGCTTGGATGTCCTCACATGCTCGTGATTCGACCCACGGGCAGTTGAGGGCATCTACAGCGCCCTGCTTGCACCTTTACAACCAGAAAGGAACCCCATGAAACGTATCTCTGACGAGACATGGGCCGCGCTCACCGCATTCGCGGAACTGCGCGACCCATCACCGGCAAAGATTCTCGAATGGAACGGCTACATCTACGAAGCCAATTGCACCGAGACTCTCACATTCCTTATCGAAAAAGAACAGGAGAATAACGATGGAAGCAACACTCATGGCACACACGGGAGCATCGAAGCTCACTCGTGAAAAGCTTGTGACGATCCTGCCACCCGAGGCGACAGACACCCACAAGCCCATCCCTCACGCACAGCTCATCGAGAGTCTTATCGAGGGACTGTCCTACCGGCATATCAACGTCGTCCGCGACGAGTATGCCGTTTCAGAAGACGGCATGAAGCTCTTTGGGATCTTGGAGCTTGCATCGGGTTTCGACGGCGCATCGTTCGCACTCGGCATCAGGAACGCGAACGACAAGTCCATGCGGCTTGCGCTCACGGTCGGCTACCGGGTTTTCGTATGCGACAACATGGCGTTCCACGGCGACTTTACGCCGGTCCTCGCCAAGCATTCCAAGCACTTCAACCTCCAAGATGCGTTGTCCATCGGCATTGACCGGATGCAACGCAACTTCGCACCGATGCAGAAGCAGGTGGAGAGCTGGCGGCAATTCCAACTTTCGGACGCCGCCGCGAAGCTCATCATCTACCACGCGTTCATCGAGGACGGCCTTGAAGCCCCGAAGCACCTCGCACGGCATGTGAACGACCTCTACTTCCAGCCTCAGTACGACGAGTTCCGGGAGCGGACGTTTTGGAGCCTATCGAACGCCTTCACATCAGCGTTCAAGGAGCTTGACCCGATACCTCAATTCAAGGCGACGGCCAAGCTAGGAGAATTCCTCACCGCTGTCCGATCCTGAGAGGAGGTGATCGCATCTATCGGCGGCCTGAACAGCCTGCCAACCCCGCCAACCAGCGGGGCTTTTATTTACTCAGGAATCGCAGAATACGCATGATTCGCGGAGTGACATTTCCCGGTTGCAAAATTCCGCAGGAGTCCTATGATTTGAGCAGTACCTCCCAAGGAGTCCCATGAGCGAAGAAAGCAACCTCCCCGCTACGAAAGGCGACCTCACAGCACTTGAGAGCCGCGTGACCGAAGCGATGCGGGACATGCAGACCGAAGTCCTCGGAGCGTTCTACGGCTTTTCGCAAACGATCCAAGATCGTTTCAAGGGCCAGGACGGAACGGAGTCATCAATGAAAACTCGCATGACGACTCTTGAATCCCGTCTCCTCGAAATCGAGCGACGCCTCAATCTCCCGCCACGCGCGGCATAACCTCAGTAACACCCTCAAAGCCCAACCCGCCGACAAGCGGGTTTTTTATTGCCTTATCGCATGAATAATGAGACTGTTATCCATCATGCCAAATGCCTCACCCAAGCCTGCGAAAGATGCCGGAAAGAGCTTCGGCGATACGATTTTGGGTTACGGAATCTTGCTCGTCATAGGGTTGATAATTAGCGGGATAGTCAATGGCTATGAATTCATTGACAACCAAGGATACATTCAACACACCCGCGCCGTTGACCTCTACATGAAAGGCGATTGGCTGGTAGGGGAGAATCGTGAGTGTCAGGCATTTCAGTACACCGAGGATTCAAAGCTATCTGTCAAATCTATGTTTTGCCCAGAGGATGCGAACGCCTTTGAGACGCCGCATAACCTCACAATCAAATTTTGGGGCAAGGTCGAACGACCCGACGCGCCACATGAAAGCCGCGCAACGCTCCAATGGAAATGTACCCGGCAGAGCGACGGCTTCACCTGCTTTGCGCTCAACTAGCTTGTGGACAGGCAGGATTGACACCTAGCGCCCACGGGCTACGCTTAGAGGGTCGTCAAACCAACCTCTCCGTCAAACCGGAGAAGACCCGCATCAGGGTCAAGGGGCTGTCCCCTAACATTTGAAACACTACCTCCTTTGCATTACATACCCCTCAATTGCCCTAATTTTGACCTGTACGCTCGCTTTAGCGCCGAGCCGCGTCATTGCCGTCTCAGCTCAAATAAGCGCCTCTAGCACGACGCTAGAGGGCAAAGGCTGGGCATATACCGTCCCCTTCAAGGTCACCAACGTAAACGACATCGAAAAACTCATTCAATGCGAAAGCTCGGGAAGAAATATTTCGCGCGTAGACTCCGACAACATATTTTCGGATGGAATATTGCAATTTCATCGGGGGCCAGCGAACACGTTGAAGGGCGGAACGTGGGAGTCGTTCTCCCAATCGAGCGGTATAAAAGGCAGTCCGATATATCCCGCCGACGCAATCCAAATGGCAGATTGGGCAATCAGTAACGGACTCTTATCGCACTGGTCATGTGCCTTCATCACTGGACTTCTACCGAAACCCCGAGAATGACGCATCGCAACACCCCACCAATCAAATAGGGCCGCACTGGACATACTGGCATATAGAAAAGCTGTAAAGGGAACCAAGCTAGATTCCCACACAATCCAGTTTTGCCGGACGCGATATACTGTTCCGGAGATACGCAGTCCCCTAGAGAAGCACTCTCGGGATTGATATGCGACTCAGTTCCACCCGTAAGGCCAAGTACGACGAATGCGCCGGATCGTCTCCGGCACGTAAGGCAAGGAAAGAGCCCATTTTACCGGCAGGGCGAAAACGTATCACCTCGCGTTTGCAGCACCCATGATCTTCTTCTCTGGCCGGAGAGACAGGAGATTTCATGTCCGCTACTCCCGCGCCGCCGCGCAATCCCAACGACAATCGTGTTATTGCTTACCTGAGTGGAGGTGGGGTCGCTCTGGCCGCTCTTGACCAGATCGTGACGCACGCATCCTCCATCGCCCACACGGTCGCTCACTTCTTCAAATGAGGTCGCTGGCTAACGACCCAAATCCCGCCAGAGGTGTCCCATGAAATTACGCATCTACTTCCTTATCTTCATAGCGGCGCTCTTTCTCCATCTGCCTACGTGGAAAATGTTGATCGCAGTTGGCGGATACTACGCATTCGAGCAAATTGACCTATGGCGTGACAGGAAGTTGCTAGATCGGCTATGGGAGGAAGAAGTCAGCTGGGAGCCGGACCCTGACGATCCCACTCACGAATTACTTGGCGGCCTCACCCGTGTACGGTTACACGGCGATCAGCAGATAGTTGTGAATCGCATTGGAGACCTCTTGCGACTCTACCGCCGCTAAGTTATCCCCAGAACGCCTTGACGCCCGCTGTAGGTTTCCTATGCTTAGGATAACTTCATATCGGCAAAGACCTCGCACGCTTTCACATTGCTGTCAGTTCTCCCGCGAGGTCTACTGGTAGCAAGTTGAAAGCGTTTTTGTTTTCGTGGTTCGTTGATGGGGGCGCGCAAGAGGACGCTCGAAACATCGCCGAAGATCAGTAGGCGAAAGTAGTGCGCTCCGCCACCAGCGAATCACAGCGGTGGTTCTTTGAAAGCTGGAAGAAAGACTAATCATTTTTCTAAGGTGGATTGTCCTCTAGGCGTCAACGGGGAATATCGCTGTGATGGCGAGAAGTAAAGTATCGGTGGCTGAATTGAGGCGAGCGCGCTAAACCCACACCAATCCACTCCAGCTTTCAGGGAATCATCCGAACAGCCGAGGGGTATCCAACGACAGGCTATAAACAGTCGTTCTGGTCAGCTTGCAGGGGAGCTAAATCCCTGTCCGAACTCAAAACGTGGATAAGACCGGCCTCCCGACCTTCCCGATTTCCGATTTCGAAATTTTCGAAAATCAATGGGGGGTAGGGGGGGTCATATCCGAATCTAAAACGTAAATAAAGAACCTCAAATCGAATATCTCGTCAGCAGTAGAATGGCGGAATGTTCGACGAAACGAAATGGGCAAAAGCGGTCGCTCGCCTTCAAGGACTCCGCGCCAATCATCCCGGTTGGATCAAGTTGGAACATGTGGATGAATACCATGCGGTCGTCGAGGCGTTCGAGAGCGCGACCAATGAATCATTCAGCGAGTTTCAAATTCCTTGGCAAGCTCTGAAACCCCGCCTAATCAGCTCCCAACGTGCAACGTATCGAAATCCGAATCCGAAAAAAGTCTATTCGGATAGGCCATACTGCGACGACGCAACATACAACCGAACCATTGATGGGCTGTGGCACTATGTCCAAGCCCTCCAGTCAAAGATGAATTCAGGGAAGGCGACGACCGTGCCAGTTGATTATTGGAAACTTACAGACGGCGAATTGGAAGCACTCGCTCATGAATATAAAATCGGCGGCTACGGCGACGCTCACGGTATAGACCGGACCGTCATCATCAATGCACTCGTGAAACGCGATCAAGCAATGAATCACGCGACGCCATCGAGCATGAGTTTTGGCGACGTGACAGGCTCCGTCATACAAGTTGGCACATCCCACTCCCAAGCGACGGTGACATTCAATGCCCAGGACGTGAGAGCTATAGTCGAAAAAATCAAGAGCAATATGGACGAACTTCAGCTTACGGAGGGAGAGCGGGAAGAACTTAGGACCGATATTCAAACCATCGAGCCGCAGCTTGTTGCCACAAAACCGAAGCCCGGAATCGTCTCGGCCTGTCTTAATTCAATGAAGACGACTCTCACAGCAGCGGCCAGAACTGCGATAACTGCTGAGATCGCGCAGGACATTACGCATGTTCTCCAGTCCTTTCACCCACACCACTAAGCAGCCCAGGTGAGGCGCACAGCAGTCTCTAAAGCGATCTGGCGGGACTTGATCCACGGCGCGTAATGCTTCTCAGTGGTCTTGATTGAGGCATGTCCAAGGAGGATTGAGACGATTTCAAGCGGTACGTTATGGACGAGGAGATCAACTGCGAATGTATCCCGTAGCCGGTGCGAATGGCCGTCAGGAATCCCGGCCATGATATACACCTTCTTGAACCGGTCGCCCCATTCCTTGACGCACGTTTCTGGCTTGCCAGTCCCAGCGTAGAAGTAATAGCCGTTCGTCATCTCGCATTCCTTCAGCGCATCGAGAACTTTTTGCGGCAGGGGAACCCACACTGGCTGCTTTGTCTTGCGTTGCCGGACGAGCAGATTCCCGTCCTTCAATGTTCCTTGTTTGAACATCACGGCGTCCGAAATCCGCAGACCGGAGTAGCGCATGAGGAGAATCAGGGCCAGCAATCGCTTCGGCGAATCGTCCGGCATTTTCGGATGGGCGATGCGAATTGACTCCGCCGCCCACACGATTTTCTCCATCTCCTCATCCGAATATGGCATCGTCGGCTCGTAATTTACGACCGGAGATTTCACCGCTTTCGTGGGATTCTTGCCGATCCAATCCGAGTCCAGGCAGAACGAGAAGAATTTCCGCACCATCTCAAGACGCTTTTGCGAGGTGACTGGCGCGAGTTTCCACGATTCCCGGAGCTTCCGAACGTCGTCAGCGAGGACGGAACGGACGGGTAATTCACCCAATTCTTCCGTGAGTTCTGCCGCGACATTCTTGTATTTGCTCATCATCGCGCGGCTCAATTTCATCGCTTCGCGATCAGCGAGGAACCGCTTGACCGCCTCCGCTACGGAGTACACGCGAACGTCCCCGTGGATTTCGAGATCACGGATTTTCTTCGCCGCCGCTTCCCAGCTTGTGAGATCGAGCGACCGGCGCAGCGGAGCACCGTGGAGGACGCCTTGCGCCCATATCGGGCAGGAACACGCCTTGTAGCGCCGGGAACGGTGCTTACAGTCTGCGCGATGCCTCCGATATGCCGTCAACATGCCCCTACTATGGGACAAATCAGGTACACGAGTCTATAGGCGTGCGTATCGTGCTGATGGTGATTGACTGTTTGATTGGTGCCCGGAGGGGGACTTGAACCCCCACGACCGTTTCTGGTCTGCGGATTTTAAGTCCGCTGTGTCTGCCGATTTCACCATCCGGGCGCGCCTTGCAAAATAAAGGCTTATACCATTCTGCCTC